AGAGTGACATAAGGCTTTTCACGTGTTCCTCCTCATTTGAGGTTGCCACGATCCATAGTCTTATGACAGTCGCCACTATTCCGTTTCTAGGAAACCCAGGATGCGTTCAGCATCTTTGGCTCCTTTCTCCAGATCGGAGAATGCTCCTGGAATAGGGATCATAGGGCGGCACCATATGGTACCACGGATGACTCAACTAACGCCAACGTATCGGGCTAGGGACGTCAAAGTCCCCTTGGCCGGACCGAAAGCGGCATAGATGACTTGGAGGGATATCACCGACAACGCCACCATGGCTCTCCAGCCAAGGCGGATATTGACAGTGATTCCTCCAGCGTCATCAGTCGCGTCATCCAACGCATGCTCGGCTCGAGTGACAGTTCTATTCCCAGTCTGCATAGACTGGGGATATAGTGTCATACGAAGCCGAACATCAGGCCCTCTACGACTCACCAGCAAGAAGCTTGGTGATGAGGGTATCCGAAGTCGCCGTGAACTGGGTTTTGAATCCAGTATAAATGGCGAGCTGCTCCGCGGTTGTGTATCCGACAGGCGGGACATCAAAGACGATATAACAACTCATCGAAACTTTGGTGTTTTCCGCCGGACGGAACGCATCGGGAGCAATCTTCGAATGATTGATCCTCAACAGATGCCTAATGCGCTTCCCTTGATCATGGGAAGCAAGCATCTGGATAAGGCCGTCAGCACTCTGGTATACCGTCTCGTCTCCGGACTGTTGTGTCCGGGGAAGAGGTGAGGTAACACCAGTAATGGTGACGGTCTGAGGGTCTGCGAATGCCATATGACATCACTCCTAGGACTCGAGATTAAGTCTCAAGCCCCTGTGGCGTTGAGACTGCGTACTACTTCACTGCTACGCGAACTTGGACAAACCAAGAGCGGCAGCAATGGCCAACTGGCGGGGTGAGAAAGAATTCCAACTCATCCCGAAACCAAATGGCGTTGCCCGCTTACGTCGTTTAAGTTCCACAAAAACGACGAGAGGCGATGCATAACCGTCAAACCCGTAGATACGGGGTTTTCGGTCAAAAGTGTAGGTAAGTTTGGAGATTGTATGCTCCATAACGTACCCCCACTTCATCACCAAACCATCGGTGGCCCAATCGGAGATGTTTGAAATAACATCACCGGTGTTGGATACCCAGTCGATGGCCCACGTCCAGGGAGCCGCATTCCAGAGCGTATC